AGGCCGTCATGAAGAGAGATCTTGAGACTGCTTTTCTTCGTATTGACGAGCTTCGGGATGAAATACATTCAAAGAAATAAGGAGGACCTAACATGAAACTTCCAGACAAAGTTTACATCGTATTGAAATGGATCATGCTTCTTGCAACTCCGGTATGCACATTCATACTCGGTATTATCGCAGCTATTCAGACCGGGGATGTGTCCGCGATCATCACGGCAGTCCTCGGAGGTCTTGGCACTCTCGCTGGTGTGATCATCAAGATCAGTGATACAGAGTACAAGAAATCATTAAGTGATGGAAAGGAGAGCTGATTATGGGTAGTTGTTTTGCAAAATGGGCCTGTGACTATGCAGAAGAGCAGATAGGGTACACCGAGGGATATAATAACTGGAACAAATTCGCAGATCTGCTCGATTCCATAAACTATTATGAAGGGTGCGGAAAGAAGCAAAATCTCCCCTGGTGCTGCTCCTATGTAAACGCTTGCATTTATAATGCTTGCACCAAGAATACGGATCCCAAGTGGACTGCTTACTATGTTATGTATCAGCGCACACCTAATCTCTCGGCCGTAGTTGATTACATGGCTGACTATTTCAAGGACAATGATGCTTACTTCACTGACACTCAGGATCTCCAGCGCGGAGACATTGTGTTCTTTCAGAACGACGATGGTCTTTGCCATGTAGGCATCTGTGTCGACTGGGATGAGGGTGGCTTCTACACTTGCGAGGGCAACAAGGGCGATTCAGTCCAGAAGTACTACTACGGATATGGTGAGGTTGGCGGATATGTCGCTGGCTTCGGTAGACCGAGATATGATGCCTGGGAACCTGATGAAGAGCCTGCTCCGGCTCCTGTTGACGAGACAGTCACAGTAGAGCTCCCAGTCTTGTATAAGGGCATTGACTCCTATGGTGAGGTTCTTACCATCCAGGCTCTCTTGAAAGGGTTTGGTTTTACAAGTGATGATTTTGCTATTGATGGTGTTTTCGGAGAAAGCACAAGACAGGCTGTCATGAATTATCAGGCAGCTCGTGATCTTGAAGTCTGCGGAATCGTTAATGCTGAAACTTGGAACAGGATCTTGAAGTAAGGTCCTTAATCACTGCAAATAAGACTTCGGTCTTATTACCTTTTCCCTGCCTCCGACATCTTCGGGTGTCGGAGGTTTAATAAAGGCCATAATGGACTTCTGTTCATTAAAGAATACTCCGGAAAAAGAATTAGGCTCTCGACTATGTCGGGAGCCTTTTTCTTTTTTGTGATGAATAAAAGAGTATTCAAGAGTAAATACTTTTTAAGTAGGTGAGAATATTATATCACTTTTGACCGAAATTTGACCGAAAGAAAATTAAAGACCGTTCAAAGCCTTGCGGTTGAGCGGTCTTGTATGGTGGAGATGAGGAGAATCGAACTCCTTTATGTATGTCTTACCAAAGACAGAAAGTCCGTATTTTAGGGACTTGCTAAACATTTATTAAACTATTGTCCGTCAGAAGTAGACTCATTTTGACCGAGATTTTGACCGAAAGTAAGGTCGATAACGGATGCCACTCTTCTGTCCTCACCATCAAGGATGTGGCCATAGGTACCGAAACTGTCGAAGCTGACGGAGTGACCGACCACGTCTTTGATGCTCTGCTCCGGAAGTACGTTCTTCATCATGGAGATGAAGGTGTGACGGAGTGAGTACACGGTACCTGGAAGAGCTCTCTCATCCTTGAGTGCTTTCCAGTGATTACGCATTGTCGACTGATTACCCATAGAGCCATCGGGAGAGCAGAAGATCCACTTTGTCCGGAGATTCATTTCTTCATTCCTGGCAATCGTCTGGCGGAGTATTCCCTTAGCGAGATCTCCGATCGGGATCATCCTTCGAGCATTTTCGTTCTTTCCCTCTGTTATCCTGTTGGATGCCGAGACGGACCTTCTGATAACCACTCTGTCAGTCTGTATATCGTCGACCTGGAGACCAAGAGCTTCTCCCGGTCTCATTCCTGTCAGGAGCAGGAAGCAGAAGAGAGGATGGTACCAGAGCGGAGAGGGTTCAAGAAGTCTCCTGACATCTTCGTTCTGCAGGACTTCCTTTTCCTTTTTGTAATGTCCTTTAGGGATATAGAGATTTCCACGCAGCAGCTCGCATTGATAGTCCTGGTACCCGAACTTGATGATCTGCATGATGATTCCACGAAGGGACTTCAACGACTTCTCAGATAACGGCTTATTCTGGCCGTGCGCTTCGTTTATGAGGCTCTGCCACTCTCGGAGGGTAACTTTACATATTTTCCTCTGACCGAGCACAGGCGCGATGTAGAGCCTGATATAGCGTTCATACTGGGTATAGGCTTCTGACTTTTCGCCACGTCTCGCTTTTACGTCTTCCAAAAACTCTTTTGAGACCGTATAAACGGACTTTTCACCAGAGCCTTCATCATAGTACCATTTATCGTACTTCTTCTGGACTTCCTTACGGCCTTTAGGTCCGGGAACGGATGAAGAGAAGGAGAAGGTCTTGCCTTCTCGCATTACTCTTATTCTCCAGCGTTGACCATCCCATTTAGGACTGTTCATTATCATCATCCTCCTGGCTATCGAGTAGAGCCTGACAGTAAGACATCAGACGAGCCTGATTAGGCTTGGTCAGTTTTTGATATTGACCATTTAATGTATTTTCCATGAAAGCTTGAACAAATGTCTTTGGTTTTTCCTCTTTACCTCTAAGAACATCAAGACTGACATTAAAATAGTCTGCTATCTTTTCTTCCGTTTCAAAATTAGGTTCTCTTTCCCCTGATTCGTACATTCCGATCGTGGATGCACTGACACCAATAGCTTTTGCCAGCTCTGCCTGGGTAACATTTCTTGATGTCCTGAGTTCTTTTAATACGTCATTAAATTTAGCCATTGTTCTAATACCTCTCTTCAAAGTAATTATATACACGCTTTGTGAAATTGCCAACAACAAACTTCACAAAACGTGTTGACACATCTTCACGAATTGTGTATATTCTGAATATCACGAAACGTGAAATTCACAAAAGGAGGTTCCCATGAACGAGAAGTTAATCGCATTGAGAGGCGAACGCAGCCAGGAAGAAGTCGCAAAGGCTCTGGGTATAAGCGTTTCGGCACTTTCTATGTATGAACAGGGCAACAGGATCCCACGAGACGAAGTGAAAATCAGGATGGCTGAATACTATGGCATCTCTATTGAGTCTCTTTTTTTAATCTTGTTTCCCACAAAACGTGAAGAAGAGGTGAAGACATGACTGCTTCCGGAGGTCTCTATCCGTCACTTGGTCGACATTTCAAGTCAATGACCGAACTTGCTCACGCAGCGAACAGATCCAGAGATTATGTGCATCGCTGCTTAAACGGACAGAGGGACTTCACCAGAGCAGACAAGAAGGCAATCTCAGCTCACATCATAACGGAGCTTCTCAGGTCAAAGACGTATGACTATCAGGATCTGGAGAACGCGATGACAGCTTATGAAGGAAGCTTTGACGAAATCTATCGGAGAAAGGATGCAGTATGAAGAAGCAATATCTCGACATTTTATTCATCATCTCGATAGCTTTCGCAATTATCTTCACGATGTACTTCATGACTCTTGATTCCATCGAGCAGAACAGTCAGAAGACAGTCGCAGAAGTAGCGGAGATGGTTAAGCCTTATGAGATGCTCCTGACTCCAGCTCCATCGGCTACTCCGACACCCACAGTGACACCCACACCACTGCCGACACTCTCACCAACACCAACACCGATCTGTCTAATGTCTAACCAGGAATACTACAACGAGTGCGTTGCACGAGGACTGATCACTCCGGCTAATGACTACGATGACAGGATCACGAAGGAGAGAGGCGGATATATGGGACCGTCAGGCCGTGAGACTTACTACAACCTCAATATGTCTCTGTGTGTCGCTTACATGAGAGACCTCGGCTATGACGAAATTGAATATCCGTACTGGATCAGAGATGACGGTGCCAAGATGCTCGGTAATTACGTCATGTGTGCAGCGAATTGGAGCATCAGACCAAAGGGAACGATCCTGGAAACATCACTCGGAGATGCAATCGTAGTGGACACAGGAGATTTTGTTCTCGATTACCCATACGGAGTTGACCTTGCAGTCGACTGGTAACAAAGAAAGGAAGGAAATCAATGAACGGTATAGAAGTTGTTTACATGGTTTTAGTAGGTGTCATAGGAGTCATGATCGGAATGATCGTGGAACTCATTGTCGACAACCACACCATCGAAGATCTCAGAGAACGTAATTACAAGCTCAAGCTTGAGAATGAGCAGCTCAGAAGAGAAAACAAGACAGAGGTTATCGAGATTGTTGATAACACAGTCGCTAAAGATGTTAAGTTCGGAGGTTTTTGATATGGATTACGAAATTTATAAAGGTATCACATCACAGGGCAGAGAGAAGACATATCTGGTCTTTAACTTCTATCTCTCAAATTTAGAGCCGTGTAGAGATCAGGCTAAGAGATATTTTAGGGCTTCTAAAAAGCACATCAAGCTTGAGGTCGGCTATGTCATCAATGACGAGCTCTATCTGAAGAAGGTCAGAGAGCCTTTCCCTCCGGAGAGCACGATTGTGAGGGTTGCGTACTATGTATGACCATCCATGCGCGTATAGATTAGATCCTTATCCCAATAGATACAAAGAGTGCATAGACAATGGCAGCCTGATGCTGGAATGTCCGGAGTGCAAATGCCGCATTATAGCACATCCGTTTTCTTATGCAGTTGGAACAAATGGTTATAAGTTCTGTCCCTATTGCGGAGCAGATTTAAGAAAGGAAGGATAACAATGCCTAATATTTACGAAATCAA